GGATTCACCGAAAGAAGTCTTCTTAGGTGGAACTGAACCGTTGCTATCTTGAGAATCATCGTCTTGATCTTCATCAGAATCTTCGTCGTCGTCTTCGTCGCCTTCATCTTCGTCAGAGTCGTCGTCATCTCCACTGAAGCCTTGTTCATCGTCGCCGTTATCTTCGTCGGCGGAATCATCATCACCGATCTCTAAGTCAGGATCTTGGTCGTCACCTTGTAAGTCAGCTTCTTGACCAGCGCCGGTAGCTACGTCAGGATCTTCTTCGTCGCCTTCTTCACTTTCTTCGTTGTCGATATCGGCATCCGGGTCTCCAGTTCCGAAACCTTCGTCGCCTTCATCGCCGCCGTCGCCTTGACCTTCAAAGCCACCTTCACCAAATTCGTCGGCACCTTCTTCGTCGGTATCTTCGTCTTCGCCGCCGCCAGTGTTGAAGTCACTTGCGTCTATTGTATAAGCGTCTTCGTCATCGAATGGATCGTCAGTTTCTTGTTCGTCTCCACCCGGAACGCTTCCGTCTCCATTTCCGGCTTGATCGCCTTCGTCACCAAAAGCTCCCCCTTCATCACCGCCTTCAAGACCTTCGGTATCACCGGCAAGTTCGTCTTGTCCATCTCCACCGAAACCATCTGCTTGCATTCCGTCTTCATCGTCACCGCCCATTCCGCTGCCGTCATCTTCTGGACCAATTTCCAAATCTGGATCTTGGTCTAAGCCGCCACTCATTCCAGGTGCGCCGCTACTCATTTCGTGTGGTCTGCCGCAAGTTGGGCAAGCCGCCTTTCCAGTTCCTTTGCACATCGGGCACATGTCGCCGTTTCCAGCGCCCATACCTTGATTCATACCGCCCATGTTGCCAAAGCTGCCGCTGCCGTCCAACTCGCCGCCTTCACCGCCCATTTCGTCGGTTGCGAGAGGATCGCCGCCGTATTGATCGCCACCAGCCGGGTCGCCAGCGTATGTTTGCTGATTCTGGACGCCGTTGAGGGTCGGATCTTGGCCGGATTGGTCCAGCGGAGCCGTTTTGTTGATGCTAGGGCCAGCAGGAGCCATCGTTGCCAGGGAAGGATCATTCCCTTGGGCAGTGGTCGGAGAACCGCCTGACGGGGCTGTAGGGGCCATTGGCGGGGTAGCTGGTGAAGGAAGGGCTGTTTGGGTACCCTGTTCCATGCCGCCACCCTGTGCGCCCTGGATTGGAGTCTGCACCGAATCCTGCGCCCGCCAGTTGTGGTCTACGTAGTCGAAAAATCTTTGCTTCGTGACTTCATCCTTGAAATCTTCAGGGCCGTTCACGCCGAATTTCTTGAGCGCATTCGCAAAGAATACCGCATATGCGTTGTCGGAATTGTTCACATAATCTGGTTGTTCGTCGCCACCAAAGTATTCGTCAAGTGTTCCATACGCTTGGCGTGCGACCTCGCTGGCATGTTCAGAAATGGCTTGTAACAGCTTATTTGCAAGGGTCCGTTCTACATTTTTAACTGCATGAATGGATTGTCCACTTGAGATTAACTCAACTATGTTCTTCGGCATTCTAATTTCTCCGTCCTTCAAGATACTTGGCACCTATCCGACACAATTCGGGATTGTCTTGAAAATTTCCTATCGCTTGATTGCATGGTCTACATAACAATCCACGTACTTTGCCAGTTGAATGATTATGGTCTACACAAGCTGTGTTATCTCTTGAAGAAGAGTCCAATAATCGTGAACAAATGGCACATTTTCTCTCTTGTTCAGAAAGAAGATCATCATATGCCGATTGTGTTATCCCATATTTCCATTTTCGCTGATATTGAGCCATATATACTTTATGACGTGGTGACAGGCGCACTCTTTCTTGTTCGCATCGAATACATTTTCGATTGCTTACCAGCCTAAGAGTCGATCCACATTTTTGGCATAGATTGCCATCGTATTTTTGTCCAGTTCGCAGCATAGCTCTCCGATATTTAGCGTTTATTACCTTCTGCTTACAACCCATTCCCTTGTTAATGAACAATGCGAGACTTTCCGTGGAGATGAATGATCGTGCTTTCGACATAATCATCTCCTTTTTGTTCGTACCATGCTGTCAAAAGATCGGGTGGAAATGTTCCCGATGCCCATACACCGCCACTTACTACGAATGCAGTTCCAGTGCATTGATTTAAGACGAGAAACCCTTCGGGATATCCCGAAGGGTTTCTCGTCTTAAATCAATGCACTGGAACTGCATTCGTAGTAAGTGGCGGTGTATGGGCATCGGGAACATTTCCACCCGATCTTTTGACAGCATGGTACGAACAAAAAGGAGATGATTATGTCGAAAGCACGATCATTCATCTCCACGGAAAGTCTCGCATTGTTCATTAACAAGGGAATGGGTTGTAAGCAGAAGGTAATAAACGCTAAATATCGGAGAGCTATGCTGCGAACTGGACAAAAATACGATGGCAATCTATGCCAAAAATGTGGATCGACTCTTAGGCTGGTAAGCAATCGAAAATGTATTCGATGCGAACAAGAAAGAGTGCGCCTGTCACCACGTCATAAAGTATATATGGCTCAATATCAGCGAAAATGGAAATATGGGATAACACAATCGGCATATGATGATCTTCTTTCTGAACAAGAGAGAAAATGTGCCATTTGTTCACGATTATTGGACTCTTCTTCAAGAGATAACACAGCTTGTGTAGACCATAATCATTCAACTGGCAAAGTACGTGGATTGTTATGTAGACCATGCAATCAAGCGATAGGAAATTTTCAAGACAATCCCGAATTGTGTCGGATAGGTGCCAAGTATCTTGAAGGACGGAGAAATTAGAATGCCGAAGAACATAGTTGAGTTAATCTCAAGTGGACAATCCATTCATGCAGTTAAAAATGTAGAACGGACCCTTGCAAATAAGCTGTTACAAGCCATTTCTGAACATGCCAGCGAGGTCGCACGCCAAGCGTATGGAACACTTGACGAATACTTTGGTGGCGACGAACAACCAGATTATGTGAACAATTCCGACAACGCATATGCGGTATTCTTTGCGAATGCGCTCAAGAAATTCGGCGTGAACGGCCCTGAAGATTTCAAGGATGAAGTCACGAAGCAAAGATTTTTCGACTACGTAGACCACAACTGGCGGGCGCAGGATTCGGTGCAGACTCCAATCCAGGGCGCACAGGGTGGCGGCATGGAACAGGGTACCCAAACAGCCCTTCCTTCACCAGCTACCCCGCCAATGGCCCCTACAGCCCCGTCAGGCGGTTCTCCGACCACTGCCCAAGGGAATGATCCTTCCCTGGCAACGATGGCTCCTGCTGGCCCTAGCATCAACAAAACGGCTCCGCTGGACCAATCCGGCCAAGATCCGACCCTCAACGGCGTCCAGAATCAGCAAACATACGCTGGCGACCCGGCTGGTGGCGATCAATACGGCGGCGATCCTCTCGCAACCGACGAAATGGGCGGTGAAGGCGGCGAGTTGGACGGCAGCGGCAGCTTTGGCAACATGGGCGGTATGAATCAAGGTATGGGCGCTGGAAACGGCGACATGTGCCCGATGTGCAAAGGAACTGGAAAGGCGGCTTGCCCAACTTGCGGCAGACCACACGAAATGAGTAGCGGCGCACCTGGAATGAGTGGCGGCTTAGACCAAGATCCAGATTTGGAAATTGGTCCAGAAGATGACGGCAGCGGAATGGGCGGTGACGATGAAGACGGAATGCAAGCAGATGGTTTCGGTGGAGATGGACAAGACGAACTTGCCGGTGATACCGAAGGTCTTGAAGGCGGTGATGAAGGGGGAGCTTTTGGTGACGAAGGCGATCAAGCCGGAAATGGAGACGGAAGCGTTCCGGGTGGAGACGAACAAGAAACTGACGATCCATTCGATGACGAAGACGCTTATACAATAGACGCAAGTGACTTCAACACTGGCGGCGGCGAAGACGAAGATACCGACGAAGAAGGTGCCGACGAATTTGGTGAAGGTGGCTTTGAAGGTCAAGGCGACGGCGGCGATGAAGGCGACGAAGGTTTCGGAACTGGAGACCCGGATGCCGATATCGACAACGAAGAAAGTGAAGAAGGCGACGAAGAAGATCCTGACGTAGCTACCGGCGCTGGTCAAGAAGCTGACTTACAAGGTGACGACCAAGATCCTGACTTAGAGATCGGTGATGATGATTCCGCCGACGAAGATAACGGCGACGATGAACAAGGCTTCAGTGGAGATGACGACGACTCTGACGAAGATGAAGGCGACGAAGACGACGACGAAGATTCTGATGAAGATCAAGACGATGATTCTCAAGATAGCAACGGTTCAGTTCCACCTAAGAAGACTTCTTTCGGTGAATCC